TGCTAAAGCAGATTCAATATTTTGTTTTGTTGCAGCAGGATATTCCTTTACAAATTTTTGATATAATGCTGCAGGACTTTTAACATCTTTATTAGTTGTAAGCCATTTACCAATTTTAATTTTTCCTCCTTTAACTCCTTTACCTAAAGGAATTGAACCAGTTTTTTTAGTAGTAGCTTTTTTAGTAGTAGCTTTTTTAGGTGTTGTAGCTTTTTTAGTTGCTGCCTTTAATTTTTTAGAACCTGCACCAGCTCCATCTTTAACAGTTTCAACAACAGCTTGTTTCTTAGATGGCATAAAAGCCATCATTTTATTTCCAACTTTTACTTTATTTGGATCTACAAATTTAGCTAAAGAAATTTTTAAAGTTTCTTTTGTACCTCCTTTTTTTGTAGCTGCTACTGCTATTTGTTTAGGAGTTGATCCTTTCTTTAACATCTTAGTAATTAATTTCCCAAAAAATTTCATTTATTTAACTCCTATGTTTGGAACTTCTTTTAATTCAGTTTTAAAAGATTGTCCTTGTGGGTATGTTTCATTTACTACTGCATCTTCTATAGGTCCATGAACATCAGGACCTTTGCGAGCAGCACCGTAGCCTTGACCTGTAGGTTTACCTGTTATTGCTGGTAAATCTGCAGGATCTTTTAATAGTGTAATTGGTCCTGGCATTATCTTCTCCTTTTAAGTTTAGTTTTCTTCTTCTTCTTTTTTTTAATATTTGGTTTAGTTATTTCTTGTCTAATATTTATTCTTGAAATAGTCATTTTTTTATTTGACGACCTTTACGTCTTTTAATTAAACCACCTTTTTTAAAATTTGTTACTCCAAAATCTGCTAGTCTATTATATCCTCTAGCTACTAAATCAGCTCCACTAAATAAAGCATACTTAGGATTTTTTAAATAATAGTATGCATTTCTTGCACCTCTTTTTACTTTATTACTCATGATTTAGTTCCTTTATATCTAGCTTTACCCCATCCTCTAGGTTTCTTTTTAGCTTTCTTTCTTTTCTTTTTTACTTGTCCACCTTTAGCTCTTCCTTTAACTCTTTCTAATTCTAACTCTTCAAAAGCTTTTGCAGCTTTTTCTTCATTAGTCATTCTTGGTTGGTTTCTAGGATCTTGTTGTCTACTTTCTTCTCTAGATTTATTAACATAAGCCATAGCTTGAGCATCAGTCATATTTTTAGGTTTCTCTGAAAACACACCTGTTTTATTATCCCATTTAAACTGTAAAATATTACCACCTATTGTATTTTCTGTAAATGTAGGCATTATTTAGTTCCTTTATATCTAGCTTTACCCCATCCTCTAGGTTTTTTCTTAGCTTTTTTAATTTTCTTTTTTACTTGTCCACCTTTTTTATTTGGTTTTAAATCTTTTGTTTTAAATAACTCAAGTTGCATCATTTCTTTATTAATAATATCTATTATATTTCCATCTTCATCTAAAACTAAAATTTGATCTTCATCATTATCATCTTTAGGCATTTAGTTAGAACCTTGTATAACTGGTGTTGGTCCACCTGCAGGACTTGTTGGAGTTTCCATATCATCTCGTCTTGTACGTCTTGCTTGATTACGAAGACCATCTACAGCATTTTTATATTGTGCATCCCATACTTGAGATACTTCCCAATTTTTCATAAACATATTTGCTTCAAACATGCATTTATAAAATAATGCATTATAACAAAACTCACTATAATAATTTGTTGGAGCTGCTGATGTTAAAGATGTAGGTCTACTAACAGTTTGTATTTCTCCTGTAACAGTAGAAGCTGGAGTAGGTACTATATAAATTTCTGTATTATTTTTTCTTGCATAGTATCTTGGAGTACCTGTAGATGCACTTGCATATGGAAAATAATCTATTGCATACTCATAAGTTCTTTGTAATAAATTTGTTTTAATACTTGACACACTTGTTGTATAATTTACATTCCTTATTATTCTAGTTCCTGAAGGTATAGATACAATAGGATTACTAGCTGATAAGGTAATAGTTGTAAATACATCTAATCCAAAATCATCTAAATCTTTTGTAAGCTGTAATTCAGCTTTATTTATAATATAAGGTAGTTGATCTGAAAATTCTGTTGAGTCATTCTCAGATGTATTTTTTATATCTGTTACTAAGTATGAATATGTTGACATTTATTATCCTACAAATAAAGTTATACTACCACCATCAGGTGCAGAAGCTGATATAGTACCATTAAACTTAACACCTAGTTCTCCAATATAAATATCTGATGTTCCACTTGCAGGAGTTTGAAATTTTATTTTATCTCCTGTACTATCAGAAAGAGCAAAAGTTCCTGCTATAGTTGAATAAGCATGTAAAGCAACTACTCTAGTTGTATTAGTTGTTGTTACTATAACACCTGTACCTGCTAAATATTTTGTTGTAATATTTGTTGACATCTTTCTTCCTTTATAGTGTATAGAGAGAGAATAATTTCTTACTCTCTCTCATATACTATGGTTTATGCTCCAGCATTTCCATACCAACCTCTCCAATCAGAAACACCGAAAGAATATCTTTCACGTGCTTTAAATCGAAGATTGCCAGTATCAAAATCTGGTTCCATTTTAGTTTGTAGTGGTGTTCTTACAAACATTTTTGTACCATTAGGTACATCAGTTTTTACAAACCATGCATTAGTATCAGAAAAACGTCTATTTATATAGAAGCCTTCTGGAACCATACCCATGTGACGCACAGAGTTAATTCTATTTGCTAGAACTGCTGCTTGTGCTGCAGTAGGAGCAGGAAAACCTCCTGTTTGTGCTACGACATTAGTAGATCCTGGTGATCCTAATACTTGGTCAGCAGTTGCCCATAAGTCAGTAGGTATATGTAAAGAAATTGCACTTGCTCCAACCAAAATACCTCTATCATCTGAGATTTTTTGTATTTGAGTAATTGCACTTTCTAAAGAACCTTCTGATAAATCAGCTCCTGTTCCTGTATTTGTTTGTACACCATCAGACACAGTAGGATGAGATGCACTAAAGAATGCAACTCCATCACCTATTTGGTTTGCTGTTGTAGCACTAAAGCCATTATTATATAATGTAGCAGCTTTAACTTGCTTAGTATTAGCCATTGCTCGTGCAAGACCTTTTGCACGTAACTTAGCGAAAGTATCATAAAGGTTATCCTCCATGGCTTCCTCTGTTACAGCGAATGCTAATGCAATAGTTTCTGCTGTATACCTTGCAGTATAACTTTCTGATGCATCATCATAACCAACAGCAGCACCTTCATTCTTAACTGGTGCTGTACCAAAACCTGTGAAGAGTACTTCTTCTTCAAAGGCTCTGTCTGAATTTTCTATATCAAATAATGGCTCATGCTCATTATTGACTTCTCCATACTCCAATCCAAAGACTGCATTCAGCCCAGGAAGGAGTTCTTTGCCTATACTAGCTCTATTTATAGCCATAATATATTCTCCCTATTAAGCTGTTGAAACAGTAGTGCCTACGTAATTATCTCTATGTGAGTTAATACGTACTTCATACCATGGATAAGCATCTGTATCTGAGATAATACCTGTTGTGGTACTAACCCCAGTATCAAACTTAGCTCTACCTATGATACGTAGCATCTGATCTGAAACGGTTAATGAAGTAGCGACCATAAAGTATCTTGAGTCGCCTGTGACTGTGTCTCCACTTGTGGAAACGGTAGCTGGAACATTCATAACTCTGTTACCAAGGACTCCATTTGACACACATGTATTTGATTGAATATAAAATGTTTGTGCAGGATCAGCTTGTACATGAACTTTTACATCCGTTGCACATACTCCACCTGTCCACATTTTTTTGTACTGTTGTTGCCCAGAAGCATCAACATAACTACATCCTTGAAATACACCTGAAGGTTTAACTAATGTTATAGCATTAGATATGGTACCTCCAGCATCAATGAAAATTGGATCCCCAGTATAAAGGTTATTAGGCATCTTGTCACCGATAGTCATTAAGACATCCCATGTGACTGTGCCAGTAGAATTAGCTCCACTACCAACTTTTCTCGCAGGAACAAGCCCACGAGGTGCGAAAGTAGTTGACATT